GGATCATGACTGCCATCTCGTTGACAGCCTCCGATGTGAGGCCGTACCGAAATGACAAAAACTCAGGGTCCAACGGTGGGCCGGGAGATTCATGGTATGCTGACACTACACGTGTCTGCTCTCCGATGGAGCAACCCGAAGGTTGCCCCGCGTTGCTGCGCTGGCAGAATTCCGTTATCAGCGGAACCTGGACGAAATTGCGGTAAGAAACCGCCATGTCATCCATGAACTGTCGTGCGGCAACTTCGTAGTTGCGCTTACCATAAATCTGCCGAGGATCTCTCAGAGACTTGCCCATCTTGAGTATCCGCGATGGAAGCGGTCCCCAAAATAGGCCAGTCGCCAAAAGATACCACGTGCCTTTCAAAAAGGTGGTCTCCTGGATGTCCCGAGCGTATCGTACCTTCATGCGGAAACCAAGTTTCCCCATCTCGGTAGTGAAGCGCTCGGCACTGATTTGCCCCGCTCTTGCGGCTTGGAGGGCCGAATGCGCGCAGGCCCCACCCATAACGATGGAGTTGCCACTGCTCGTGTTCGGTCCGCCAGTGGTGCGTTGGGGGCGACTGTCGTGTCGAATGATCAACTTGCCAGTATCCCTCCCCCGCGCCACATAGGGTGCCTTGGTGATGGCGGTCAACAACTCGACCGCCTCATCGCTCGCGCCCAAGCAAGTAATGCTGCGCATCTCGTAGTCGAGCGGGCCTTGTGCTTGACTTTGATCAAACATGGCGGCATCGCCTTCGAGAATGTGCAGCCGACCTGCCTGGTCGACGAGTGTCACCAAACTATCATCACCCGCCATCAACACAAAAATGGTTTTTGGTCGTATGAGATTCTCCACGCAGCGCCACCACTCCGTCAATTTCTTGTCCGAAGCGTCAGAACCGAATGTCAAATACACTTTCCAACCGTCCGCCATGCTTAGAACGCGGGACAAGTCCCACGCCCATTGCTCGTGCATCCTGCGCGTAATCGCCAGTATTTCAGGGCCAACACGGACCTGAACTATTGGGGCTACGTTGATGATAGCTCTCGGCTTCAAACACACCCGACCGTCTTTACCTCTCTGAAAGAGAAGTTCGTCGGTCTTCACCATCAACTGGCACTTCGAAACATCTTGCTTCGTGGTGATCCAGCCGTCCCTCAGTTGGTCGAGGGCGCGTAACGCCCTGACGCGCTTATATCGCTCATCAATGGAGGCCATGTACTCCTCGGTGTGATCCTCCCATACAATGGGAATATCAACATCGAAGAGGACGGCAACCCGAGTCCAGGCTTGCGCCTGGCGTTTCGGCTCCATCGGAGGTGCCACCAACGTTCGCGCGTGGATGGTACCCCAGAGATTTGCGTCCGTGCGCGCCGGGGAGTAACTCGGCGCTGAGGTTGGTAAAAACCAGTACACGCATTGCTGCGTTTCCTGGGGGGTGATGTCTAAAGTACCGGAGCACTCTATGGTTTCGTCCACATCTTTGGCGTCGTATTCTGGAAGGTTTCTTTGCGTACCAGACCCTCACTAGGATTGAACGTCGTCCATAAAACCGCAGATTGCTCTGCGGGATCTGGTCGACGTTCCCAGGGAGTGTCATGGTATTGCTCAACAAACCTACTCCAGCGCGATGGGATGGCATCGCGCTCAAAGCTTGGGAGGGCTAGCACGAACATGCCCAGAGCACGGCCCATGTCTGGGACATACCCTGGCAAAACAAATTCATACCTGCGCGCAACGAACATATTCGCAAGGATGCAGGTATTCCAGAGACCATGAATAACCATTGCTGGTTTCACGGGTAGAAGCCCTGTGACTATGTGAAGTCCGATCGTTGACACAGGTAGCCAGCCTTCTGCCATTACAGTTTGTGATATTGATTGTCCTGTGTGATGGGCTCGGGTTATTTTGAGTGCGTACTCAGCTAAACCGAAAACGGCGGGTGCGGCCGGATGAACCTTTTTAATGAGTTCCTCGACGGCCACGCTTGCCGCGCCCCACAGTAGCATCGCTACCACGGCGCCTGTCTTCTCCGGTGTGCGAACGAGATTTTGCCCTACGGTCCATGTTCCTTTTAACAGAAATTTGGCCCGATCGAGCAACGTCACCGGTGAAGGGTTGGAGACCTCGATGTCGCAAAGGACTTCGGCGCTCTCCTGGCATGTTTGTCGTATGAGTCTGTTACCATAAACATCCGACGGTTCCCCTTCGTCCCGTCTGTACGAATACAGCACGGAAGCGAGCGGATTGGGACTATGCCTTGTCCCAAACCGTTTGCGGTTTCGCCATAGAAACCAC